CCCGGACTGCAAGACGACGAAGCGGATCGGCGCGACCGAGCAAAAGAAGGCGGACGTGCCGCTCGATGAGAAGTGCCCGCAGTGCGGCAACAATCTGCTTCTGAAGCAGGGGCGGTTCGGCGAGTTCACGGCATGCAGCAATTACCCGGCCTGCAAGTTCGTGAAGCAGAAAACGATTGGCGTGGCCTGCCCGAATTGCTCGCAGGGCGAAGTGGTGGAGCGGCGCTCGAAGCGCGGCAAGACTTTCTACGGGTGCAGCCGTTACCCCGATTGCGATTTCGTCGCGTGGGGCAAGCCGATGAAGGAGACGTGCCCGGATTGCGGATCGCCGTATCTGATAGAGAAGTGGCTGAAGGCCGGGCCGGTGGCGCAATGCCCGAATGCCGAGTGCAAGCACAAGCACCCACTTGAGCAGCCGCAGCCACAACCCGTCTAAGAGCCATGGCCGCCACTGCCGCAGTACCCGCCAAAGCCGATTACGGAATCGATGCGCCAAGCGTGCTGAAGAGCATGCTGACGCGCGGCGGGGTCTTTCTGGCTTTCGGTCTGCTGATCTGGTACATGAATCGCCTGCTGGTGCCAGGGCGGGCGCTGGCGATGCTGGTTGTTCTGGGCGCGATCGGGGTGGTTTATCTGTTGATTGCGGCGGCGATGGTGTGGAGCAGCCGTGTTGGCAAGCTCGGCGTCCGTGACCGCTTGCTTGATTCGCTTGTGTTGCGCGGGGATGAGAAGGTGCTGGACGTTGGTTGCGGCCGCGGGCTGCTTGTGGTTGGCGCGGCGAAGCGATTGACGAGCGGCAGAGTTACAGGAGTGGACATCTGGTCCGCCGACGATTTGTCGTCTAACAGTGCCGATGCGGTGCGCTCGAATGCCAGGGCCGAGGGCGCGGAGGATCGAATCCGCATTGAGGATGCCGACGCCCGCAAGCTGCCTTTCGCGAATGAAAGCTTCGACGCAGTGGTGTCGAGCACGGCGATCCATAATATCGAGGATCGGGACGAGCGCAGGCAGGCCATTGACGAGATGGTGCGCGTCCTCAAGCCTGGCGGACGGCTGGCGCTGTTCGATATTCTGCACACCGCCGATTACGCGCGGGAGTTGCGCGCATTGGGCCTGGCCGACGTTAATCTTTCCCGGCTTTCCTTTCTCTGGTGCGTGCCGGCGCGATCGGTGACTGCGCGCAAGCCGTAGGGATCCCCTGCGGGCTGAACCACCCCTCTAAGCAAGATCACAAAAATAGCTATAAGTTATTTCGCCGTATTGTCAGCTAGTTACAACCTGGCGCGGATCCGCGCCGTGACTGCCGTTGTTATGCTCTGGTCGTGTCAGGAGGGCTTGTGGAAGTCACAACGGCCGAAACAAAGAAAACACGCAAAGGACAAACAAAAAAGGCTGAAGGAGACGACACGGGGACGGGTTTGACATCGCGGGGGAAAGTGGCGAAAGTACTGCATCGGCTCGAAGCGACGATGGAGACAGAGACTCCAAAGGCGAGTTTGGGAGATTTCATCCGGTTAGTGCAGTTAGAGCGGGAACTGGCGGACGAGGAGACACCGAGGGAGATCAGAGTGACATGGGTGGAGCCCCCGGCGACGTCCGAGTCCGAGACATAGCGTACAGCCCGCTGCCATCGCAAAAGAAATTTCATAAGTCGGCGGCCAGATTCAAGGGATTTTCGGGGCCGATCGGGTCGGGGAAAAGCCAGGCACTATGTCACGAAGCCATCCGGCTCACTTACTTGAATCCCGGAAGGCTGGGACTAATTGGCGCCCCGACTTATCCGATGTTACGGGATGCGACGCTGGCTAGTTTCGGCGACATACTGCATGCGAACCGGATTCCGTACGAGTACAGCAAAGCAGAGAATCTGCTGACCATGCTGGATACGGGATCGCGGGTACTATTTCGTTCATTGGACGAATTCGAGCGTTTGAGAGGCACTAACCTGGCATGGTTTGGCATCGACGAATTGACTTACACGGCCGAAGAGGCATGGCTGCGGCTGGAGGGCAGGTTACGAGATCCACAGGCGAGGAGGCTCTCGGGTTTTGGCGTTTGGACACCCAAAGGCTACGACTGGGTGTTCCAGCGCTTTATCAAACAACCGGTAGAGGGGTACGAGGCAATCATCGCCACGCCGTTTGAGAATCATTACCTGCTGGACAAGGTTCCGGACTTTTATGAACGGCTGAAGCGAAGCTACGACGAGCAGTTTTTCGGGCAGGAGGCGCTCGGGCAGTATCTCAGCATGAACGTGGGGCTAGTCTATCGCGCGTTCGACCGCAAGGTGAACGTGCGCGAGGTTGGGCTGAATCCGCTGGCTCCGTTGCTTTGGGCGCTTGATTTCAACGTCGATCCGATGAGCTCGGTGATCGCGGAGAGGAATGGCGAAGGTATTGGGGTGATCGACGAAATAGTGCTGCGGGGCGCCACTACGGAGGATGCTTGTGAGGAATTTCAATCGCGGTATCCGAGTCACGTGGCGGGAGTGGTCATTTTCGGAGACGCTTCGGGCAGCGCGCGGCGGACCACGGGAATGAGCGATTACACGATTGTGAAGGAGTTTCTGCGGCGGCAAGGCTATCGAAACGCGCAATTCCGGATTCCGGTGAGCAATCCGAGCGTGCGGGACAGAGTGACGCTGATGAATGCGCAACTCGCCGAGGACGGGGAAGCGCGATTGTTCGTTGATCCGAAGTGCCGGGAACTGATTCAGGATTTCGAAGAAGTGACATTCAAGAAGGAAAGCTCGGTGATCGATAAAGATCGCGATCCAAAGCGGACGCACCTCTCGGATGCACTCGGATACCTGGTTTGGCAGGAATGCAGGAAGCAGCCGCCGTTTGGCGAGCAGAGATACCGGTTGTTATGACAGTCCCCGGGAACAGAGCGGCGATGGACAAAGGCGTCATTGAGATCCTTCGGGAACATCCCGAATTCCGTGTCCGAAAACCGGCGTGGCGGATGTATCGCGATCTGTACGCGGGCGGCGAGCAGATGAAGGCAAATGGCAGCGAGTATCTGGTACGAAGGAGCAAGGAACCGACGGAAGTCTATGCCGAGAGGCTGAGCCGGGTGTTCTACGAGAATTACGCGGGATCGATCATCGACTGGTACACAGCCACGCTGTTTCGCAGAGAGCCGGTGCTGACGTTTGAGGGCAAGAACGAGGCTGCTCGAAAATTTTACTCGGGTTTCATTGGAGACTGCGACCTGAAAGGGACGCACTTTTCTGAATTCTTCCGGAGTTGCGTCATCGAGGCATTGGTGTTTGGACGGAGCCATGTCCTGATCGATTTTCCGAGGGCAGTGAAGAACTCCGGCACGAGAGCGGAGGAGGACGCGACAGGCGCCTCACGAGCGTATCTGTTGCACTACACGCCGGAAGAGTTGATCAACTGGAGCTACGACGAGCACGGTAACTATGACTGGCTGGTATTACGGACTGGCGGGTTAAGAAAGCAGAATCCGGAAGACCCTGTCTGGATGTACGAGACCCGCTGGGCGTATTACGACAAGGAAACATACCGGATCTACAGTGAGCGGAGGCCGGTACAGGGCTTCCCTTCCTGGTCATGGTCTGACGATGATGGCAAGCAGGCCGAACTAATCGATGCAGGCGCGCACAGTCTGACGAGGTTGCGGCGAGTGCCTGTGGTGGATCTTGTGGTGCCTGAGGGGCTTTGGCTGATGAACAAGGCCGCGCTTCTGCAGCTAGAGCACTTCAATAAATCGAATGCGCTCTCATGGGCGCTGACCATGGGTCTGTTCTCGATGCCGGTGATCTACTCGGACAGGGATTGGAACGAGTTACTCGGCGAGTCGTACTACCTTCAGCTCGGGAAAGACGACAAATTCGGATGGACCGAACCGCAGGGGAATGTTTTTCAGATCGCCGCCGATAATCTGACACGCCTTCAACAGGAGATTTACCGGGTCTGTTACACATCGCAGGCGGGCGGGAGCCTTGGAAGCTCGAGCGCGCAGTCGGGACTTAGCAAGCAACGAGACTTCGCCATTACTCAGGAGGTCCTGCGCGCCTACGGCGATGCCGCTAAGGAGACCATGAAGCGGGTGCTGGCCGCAGTCAACCAGGCACGTCAGGATGAGCTGTTTATCGACGTTTCGGGAATGGATGAGTTCGATATCGGCGACTTCAGTACGGAGCTGACCGATGCGCGTGAGTTACTGGGGCTGGGAATCGATTCGCCGACGCTTAAGAAGCAGGTGTTTAAGCGTCTGGCTCTGAAGTACCTGTGCGACAGCCGCCAGGACATCAAGGACCAGATCGCACGGGAGATTGAAGACGGCCCGGGCGGGGACACGGCTGCCGGTTGAGGCGCCGGGCACCGCTGTGGCACGGCGAATTTGAGGAGCATGCATGAACGAGGCAGAACCGAAGGAAGAGAGCGCAGCGCAGGAGCCGAAGGAAGACCTTCGCGGCATCATTCGCGGTGCGATCGAGGAGTTTCTCCGCGCCGAGCAAACGCGTACGGAGCCGGCTTACAAGACCGAGCTGATTGAGGAGCGCCAGCGGCGCGAGCAACTGGAAAGGCGAGTCAATGAGCTGGCCACCGAGAACGAACGGAGCCGTGCCGCAGCAGAGCGAGCCGAGAGAGAGTCAATCCTTCGCGCCGAATTACAGCGTCTGGGCGTCAGCAAAGTGGAACTGGCCTTCAAAGCCGTAAAGGACGACGTGCAACGGGCCCCCGACGGCAAACTTGTGGCTCGAAGCGGCAACGGAGAGATGACTCTTCGCGATTATCTTTCCCAATTCGTAAGCGAGAATCCGGAACTGCTGCCGGCAAGGATTTCCGGCGGGTCGGGGATGGAGCCGATGCCGCGGCCACCAACGACAAGCGGCGGTATCGAACTGGAGAGAATCCGTCCGGGGATGAACCCGGAGGAGTTAGAGCGGGCACGGCAGGAAGTGGCGCGTCTCGCTTCACAGACCCTGAAGGGGTTGTAAACGGACTCAGCCGAGTCCCATAAGAAAGAGGGAAAAAGGAATGTCAACAAGTCCGACGGTAATTACAACCACTAACGTTGCGAGCGCAATCGTGAAGCTGGTTGCAGTAGACGCGCTGCCCGCACTGATGGGTAACCTGGTGATGGGTAATCTGGTGAACCGGGATTACGAACCGGCTTTGGCTCAAACCGGAGATACCATCAACGTTCCGATTCCGCCGACGCTGGTAGCTAATAACATCGCGGAGGGCGGCACGGTCCAACCGCAGAACCCGAATCTGGGCAATGCGCAGATTGTGTTGAACACGCACGCGGAGGCGACTTTCCAGATTCCGGATGTCACCAAGGTGCTGGCGGTTCCCGATCTGCTTCAGTTATACATGCAGCCCGCGGTAATCGCCCTGGCGCAGCGGATTGAATCCGACTTACTCAATCTGGCGCCACAGTTCACGGCGAATTCGCCCGTGGGAACGGGAGGGACCGCCATAACGGAGGAAGCGGTGGATGCGGCTGAATCCGAGATGTTTCTGGCAAAGGTGCCATCCAGCGCAACGAAGTATCTGGTGGTGGACTCGATTGCTTACTCGGCTCTGCGACAGATTCCGCGATTCAGCGAATTCAGCACCGCTGGCGAGGCTGGTTTGCGAGCTCTGATCGATGGTGCGGTTGGCAAGATGAAAGACTTCTTCATTCTTCGTTCGCAGTTCGTTCCGAAGAGCGGGAGTGCTCCGGTGGTTACAGACAATCTGGCATTTACCAAGGATGCGATCGGTCTGGTGATTCGGCGATTACCGAAGCCTCTTCCCGGAACGGGCGCCGTGGCCGAGTATGCGGAGATGGGTAACTTCGGTTTGCGAGTTGTGATGAGTTACCAGCCGAGCACACTCACCCAGCAGTTCACCGTCGACGTTCTGTATGGATGTGGAGTCTTGCGAAACACGTGTGGTGTGCAGGTGTATTCGTAACGAAGATCTGACCCACGGGCAGGGGGGATCAGAGGATCTCCTCTTCCCAAGATCAGGAGCGCAACGGTGGATTTACGAGCATTCTTTCAAAAGGTACGTCAAGTGGAGAAAGAGATTGCGGGCACTCACGCAATCCTGGTGAGTAATGAGACATCTGACGGCGGCCGACCGGGGCAAATTAGCGAGGTGGCGAAGGGCGTGGCGGCGCGGATGATCGTGGAAGGCCGAGCGAGACTGGCCACGCCGGATGAGCGCATGCAATATCAAGCGGAAATGGCGCAAGGGGTTGAAGCGGCCAAGCGGCGCGAGCTTGTAGGCCGGGCGCAGGTTCGACTTCTTTCGGACAGCGATATCGAGGCGCTCCGCAGCGCACTAAAGCCGGCGAAGAGCTCCTGAAGGTAAGCGATGGCACTTTTCACTGACGGTCCCATCAACGGCACGCAGGACCTGGCGCTGTACGATAGCTCCCTGCTGGAAACGGCGACCGCGGAGGGCATCGACGTGGACGCGAAGATTGCGAACGCGCAGGACACAATACAAACCGAGATCGTGACATTTCTGCTGGATAACAGGTCCATCGATCCGGTATTCGGTGACGTGGTGAGTTACCGCCGGCGAACGCTGGGCGTTAGTGACGTGGTGGTGACCGCGGAATTGAAGCGATGGCACGCGTTTCAGGCGCTCCGGGACGTTTATCAGGACGCCAACGGGCACCAATCGAATGATCGATATCAGTGGAAGTGGCAAGAGTACGGGACTGCCACCCGAACAGCAAGAGCCAGGTGCCTGGATATCGGAATCGGGCTGACAGGCGATCCGATTCCTCGCGCGCAGGCTCCCCTTGTGACGACCGTTGTTGGCGCCGGCGCTCCGGTGACCTTCTATTTCGCGGTGGCATTGATCAATGCGGAAGGCCAGGAGGGATTGGCGAGCGAGTTGGTCACGGTTAATGTGGCCGCGGCGATGCAGGCGCAGGTGAGTTTGAGCAATCCACCGAGTAATGCCCAAAGTTGGAACGTGTACGCGGGGAATGGGCCGGAAGCATTAATGCGGCAGAACAGTGAGGCAATAGCAGTTTCCGCCTCGTGGACACAGCCTGACGTCCTAAGTGCAGGAAGCGCGCCGGGAAATGGCCAGGCGCCGAGTTTTTATGCGGTGCAGAACAGAGTGATTCGGAGAGGGTAGCGTGGCACTGGCGAGTACCCTGGTTGTTCAGAAGACGGTGGCTTTGTTAAGCGGCGATGCCGGACTCTCGTCAACCGCGCAGGAGATCGCGCTGATGTCGGGCATAACGCTGCCGACGATCACATCGCGGCAGATAATCGCCCAAAATGTTTCTGCTGAGATCGTCGAACAAAGCAGCAGCCCGAAGTACCCACTGTTTCAGGTTTATTGCGAGCGACTCATTAACTCGCACCAGGAGCGGTTCCGGGTGTTTTCCGGCGAAGTGGGAATTATCGTGGAGGCACGCGTTTCGCAGGACCGCCTGGATGGGCTGGAGGACCAGTTACATGGTTGCGTGGATGCAGTTACCCAGGCGCTGGATGAAAACGGCGGCGACTGGGGCGACGGTGTGTTTTACTCAGGCGGTTACAGCGTGAGTTACAACCAGGTCAAGCACGGCGGCCGCAACTATCTACAGGCCGCCAAGGTCAGCTTCACAGTGGCATTGAGCAGATAAGACACAAGGATCAGGAATGTCATCGTATGTTTCTTCGAGCGAGAACCGGTGCTACGTGGCTCTTGAGAGTAGTTACGGCGTTGCGGCCGCGGTGACCAGTGCGAACCGAATACCGCCGGTAAGCCTGACGGCGATGCAGAAGACCGCGACGGGGCAGCGTAGGGACAAGACGGGATCGCGCACTTTTGCGGGCAACCCGCCGAATCTGCGGCGTACGACGCAGTTTAACCTGACGACTTACCTGAGCGCCTGGGCAGATCAGACGCAGCCGCCGGTGCATGGCGCGCTGTTTCAGGCCGCTCTGGGCGGAGGGCCACAATCAACCGAAGGCACAGCATTATCATCGGCGTCGGGGACGACGTTAGCATTCTCGGCAGCGCATGGGCTGGTTGCGGGGCAGGGGGTTGCTTATGGTGGCGAGATACGGTTCGTCACCAGCGTGGTGGATGCGGACACGGTTCAACTCAACGCGCCATTCTCGAGCGCGGTGGGCACGGGCGCTGCGACAACGCCGACCACCACATACTCGCCAGCCAGCGAACTCGAGAGCGCCACTATCTACGATTACTGGAGCCCGGCAACGGCGGTACACCGGATTGTTGCCGGCGCCGCAGTGAATCAGGCCCGTATCGTCGCGAACGGCGACTATCAACAGTTCGAGTTCTCGGGAGTGGGCGCCGATCTCATCGACAGCGCGAGCTTTCAATCGACGCAGGGAGGGCTGAGCGCCTTTCCCGCCGAGCCGACTGCGGCGACGGGACAGTTTACGGTTGTTCCAGGGTATCTCGGACAGGCTTGGATTGGGGCAGCTCCGCTGCAGTTCTTCACGTTGACGTCGGCGCAGATAACGCTCGACAACGGAGTGGATTTACGGAACCGTGAATTCGGATCGGATCTGGCGCGCGCGATCTCGCCCGGATTGCGGGCGGTGGCGATCGATTTTAGTGTTTTTCAGATGGACGATGAACAGACGCAGGGCTTGTATGAGGCGGCCCGGCAATGGTCGCCGACGAGCGTAATGCTGCAGTTAGGGGAACAGCAGGGACAGCTTCTGGGCGTCTATTTGAAGAGCGTGTCACTGGTGGTGCCGAGTTTCGACGATTCACAGAACCGGGTGCAGTGGAGGTTTCAAAGCAGCCAGGCGCAAGGCCTGGTGAATGACGAGGTGTTCGTTGCATTCGGGTGAAGTGACCCACTATGAGAGTGTTGTGCGCAAGGAATCCGTTCGCTATCCGGGTGTTAGTTACTCGGTACATAGGATGTCCTTTGGACGGCGGAGTGAGCTACTGCGGCACATCCGCGAGATCGGGCGGAAGACTGAGTATCTAGAAGCAGGGCAGAGCTCCGGAGACAAGATTGAGGCAAGTCTCACTGGCAGCGAGATTGACGCCATGTACCTGCGCTGGGGACTGAGAGAGATATCTGGGTTGCTAATCGACGGAGAGGCGGCCACGCACGAGCTTCTGTTGGAGCGAGGGCCGGAGGATCTTGTAAGAGAGATTCTGACGTCCATCCGAACCGAGTGCGGCCTGAATCCGGAAGAATCAAAAAACTGATTGTCGCCTTCCACTTTCAATTCACGAACCAGGCCGCATGGAAGTGCGACGCGTGCAGGAAGGCCGGTCTGGAACGAAGACGGAATTGTGCCTGGATTGGCGAGGCAGAACCGGATGACGGGCGCATTGTGTGGGGCCGCAGGCAAGTGGGGGTGACGCAGTGCCCGAAGTCGATTATCACGGCCGAGAGCAAGTATCTGCTGGATGAATTCAACGTTTGGAAGCGATGCCCCGGCGGCTCACTACACGATCTTCCGGCGCGCGTGGTTGATGCGATCATCCTGCTGGAGCGCGAATTCCAGTCGGAGATGAAGAGTGCGAGTCAGGAGGCGTATGCCCAGTCAATCCGGCGGTGAGCAGCAGTTACAAGCCGCGGCAACGCAGGCGATGAGTGGAGCACCATGGCAGAGCTCGAGCGATAACTCCACAGCGGAAAGCCTGACGCAGGCACTGGTGCAGGCGTTGCAGGACACGACAAACAGCGTGAACAATTTGACGACCTTCGAACAGACTCAGACACAGAGTGCGGCTCAAAGCGTAGAGACGGTATTGACGGGAGCTTCGGGTGGGCAAAGCTTGCTGAGCAGCGTTGCTTCGGGCGCGGGTGGGCTGGCAAGTGATCTTCTATCCGGGGGCGGACTGCTTTCGCCAATCATCAGCGGGATCGAAAGCCTGTTTGGCGGAAGTTCGAATACGCCGGCGGCACTGGAGACGTTCACGATGCCGCCATCACTGAATGTGGACGCGATCGGGGGCACGTCGACCGGGGGCCAACTTGCGGGGAGCGACTATGGCAGCAACGGTCTTCCCAGGGCGCAGACGGCATCCCCGGCCGCCACCGGCGTCACGGTGCAGGTGAACGCGATGGACAGCCGATCGTTCCTTGACCGAAGCAGCGACATCGCGACGGCCGTTCGCCAGGCGATCCTGAACTCGCATTCGATTAACGACGTATTGTCGGAGTTGTAACTATGGCGAGCTTTCCGCTGCTGAAAACCGGAGTCGAGGCACAGTATCCGCTTGTAACTCAGACGCAGTACGTGACGGATGTCGTGCAATTCCTCGATGGGACGGAGCAGCGATTCCCTCGGTACGCAGCGCCATTGCTCAAGTGGACGGTAAGTTTGAGCCTGCTGGACGAAGAGGAGAGCAACACGACGTTGGTTTTCTTTCGCACGCAGCGAGGCATCAACGGAGTTTTTAGCTTCACGGATCCGGTAAACGGCACCGTGTACGATAACTGCTCCTTCGTTTCGGATTCGATTCAGACGTCAATCGACGCGAACGGGCGCTCCACAACAACAGTGGCTATACAGCAGAACGGCAACTAATGTCGCTGATCTTTCCTCAGTTGCAAAGCGGAGCGGTTGCACAGTTGCCGCTTGCAAGACTGGAGAGTTATCGGACGCTCCGGAACGCCTTGTCGGACGGCAGCGTGATCCAGATATCCGACACGGGCTTTGAAGAGGTTGGGTGGACCCTGAAGTACTCGGAACTTACTGCCGATGAAGTTCAGGCGTTGCAGAGCCTCTTTCAGAGCGCGGCGGGACGGCTCAAGACGTTCACTTTTGTGGACCCCGGCGCGAACCTGTTGAGTTGGAGCGACGACCTGACGCAAGCGGTGTGGACGGTCGACACGCAGCTAACGCTCACTTCAGTTGGCGATGCGTTTGGAGGTACGGCGGGAACGCAGATGGCCAACAGCGCGGCGGCCGTACAGTCGGTCTCGCAGACGACCAACGCGCCGGGAGCGCTGCAGTACTGCTTCAGTGGGTATCTGCGGACCGATATGAGCGTGGCCGAAGTAACCTTTGAAATTGGCGGCACGGCGGTACTTGCAGCCGCAGTAAGTGGATCATGGCAAAGATGGCAGGCTGTCGCGACAGGTGGAACGGGCACGCAGGTGGTGTTTGGGCTCGCGATCGCACCCGGAGCCACCGTTCAGGTGTGCGGGCTGCAGGTGGAAGCACAACCGGCCGCGGGCGTCTATAAGAGTACGACGGCCACGAGCGGCGTGTTCACGAGCAGCAGGTTCGATCAGGATGCGATGAATGTGACGGCAACCGATGCCGGATTATTTGGCTGCACGGTGCGGATTGTAAGTCAGTTGTAAGTTGACTGAGGGCCGATTGGAAATCGTCCGCAGCTTGGAAAGCTGCTTCACATAAGAGAGAACAAATGGCTAGTGGCAGTGTCTATCAACTCAAGGAAGAAGAGACTCCTGGCACTCCGCTTTTCCTGTTCGACTGCACGCTGGGCGACGAAAGTGTGCAGAGCCTGAGCACACACGCGGTTTCCTGGAGCGGGAACAGTTACAAGGCGCGCGTACTCGACCACAACGCGTTCGAGTTTCAGAACGGCACCAACGACACGGTGGGAAGCACGGCGAGTCTGCGCGTGCTGCTTGCCGACGCCGACGCTTTGATGACGCAGGTAGATCAGACCGTGGGATGGAAGGGCGCAGAGGTGGTGGTGACCTTCCTCTTCTTCGATCTGGCGTCGGCGACCGCTGCGTCGGATAGCATTGTCGTCTTTCGCGGAATTGCCGATCCGGTGAACCAGGCGACCGAGACCACGTTGCAACTCAGTTTTGTGAACCGGCTGAACCTGCAGCGGTCCTTCTTGCCGGCGGTGCGGATACAACGCCTGTGCCCGTGGGCCTTCCCCGGAACTTCGGCGCAGATGCAGGAAGCAGTAAGCGGTGGCACCGCGGGCGTGTGGTCGCCATTCTATGAGTGCGGGTATTCGGCTGGCCTGACGGGCGGCGTGGGGAACCTGAATGGTTCGGTGCCATTCACAACGTGCGCACTAAGCAGAAGCGATTGCCAGCTCCGTGGCATGTTCGATCAGGACAGCTCGGGTAACGTGACAAGCCGCTTTGGGGGGATCGAGTTCGTTCCGTCCCAGATCATGGTGCGAAGTTATGGCGAGCGCGGCCGCCACCTTTCGCCTGTTCTCGACAATCTCGCGGTTTATAACGACTGTGTACCGTTGGTGTATGGAACCGGCTGGTATCAACCGCCCATCGTGTTCGCGCGAAACGACGGTAATCTCACCCGCATGGAGGTGCTGCTCAGCTCCGGGATCATCGATGGTGTGGATACGGTAGTCGTGAACGACGTTGAGATTCCGGCCGGTCAACCGAACACGAATATGTCCGGCACGGGCTGGTACAACGTGGTGAGCACGGGCACGCGAAACGGCGCTTTCGATTTGGATTTCGTAGATAATTCCGGGAATCCATTGGGCGACCCATACGGGAGCATGGCGTATGTGTCAGTGGTGGTCCCTAATCAGATCAGCGATGGTACAACTCTGCCGGAAATCGATGTCCTGGTTCGCGGGTTACATCTGGCGACATACGACACGACTGGCGCGCTTGTTAGCACGGTATTTACTAATAACCCCGCGTGGGTGCTGCTGGACATCCTGCAACGGGCCGGGTGGGACCCGAGCGATCTCAACATCCCTTCATTTGCGCAGGCCGCGGAGGTGTGCGATGTGCTGATTCCTGCGACCGATCTCAACGGCAATCCGATGACGGTGGCCAGGTTCCAGTGCAATTTGTTCATAACCTGGAGACGCAGCGTAGGCGATCTGGTTCGAGGCATCGGGAACAATGCGAGCATTCTGCTGACGATGGGAGACAACGGCCTACTGCAGGCGGTGATGCAGAATACGATTGCGAACCAGCAGGCGACGATGCCGCCTGGGAGTAACTCGACTGAGACACTCGATGACGGGTGGCCGGCTTACGAATTCGGGGACACTATGTTCTCGGGGATCGCCCGGCGTGCGGATGGCAGCAGCAGCTTGACGGTGTCATCTTTATCGCTGGCAGATACTCCGAATCGATTCACCGTTGAGTTTCAGGACATGTTGAACGAGTACCAGCAGGACAGTCTGTCGGTGTCGGATCTCGATGACGTCCTGCTGACAGGTCAGGAAATCACAGTAACATTGCAGGCGCTGGGCATTCCTAACTTCAGCCAGGCTGCGCGAGTACTTACACGAGAACTCAACAAAGCGGTGAACGGTAACACTTACGTCCAGTTCCAGACAAGCGTGCGCGGTGCCGGGCTTAAACCCGGAGACATTATCAGTCTGACTTACGCGAGGGAAGACTGGACA